CGTTTATTATGCTATACAAGCGGCTAATATAAACGTCCTCGCCTATATTGAAAATGTGGTTAGATAATAGCTCTTTGATTTTATCGGTGTTTATATCCGTTACGCCCTCGGTGCGTTTTATACGCAAAAATATTCTAGGGTTTATCTGCGTTGGACGGTCAAATTTAACCTCACGCTTAGCACCCAAAAACTCAATTTCTAGTTTTGTTTGCCCTTGTATGCCACAACCACCTATTTTTTTTCTTAATATCGCCTCGCCTATTGCTATATCATCGCCACCTAAAACAATGGCGTTTAAGCTATGCGGCTCTACTCCGTTGGCGTCTGTTTGGTTAGTGTAGTTTTCTAAAACCTTGCATTGTTTTACTCCCTTTAGGTTGAGTAGGTAACTCTCTAAGCCTTGGCGCTCGTCGTTGTTGTTTATGCTATGGCTTTGCATAAATCTAAGTAATAAATCGCCGTCGCTTTCCTCATCAGCCCCTAGTATTGAGTTTTGAGTAGCTACTATTCTATCAACGCCTAGGATTATCTCTTGCATTTCTAGTTCGTCTTGCTCGTTTATCCTAAACGCCCCCGTTTCTTGGCTGGTTATGCTAACGGCTTTTGATCCCTCTGTACCTAGTGTTACTTCATAGTCGGTTACCCACAAATTGCTATTTTTGTCTTTTAAAATTGTGCCTTTTTTGATAATAGTTCCACTAGCTCCGTGTATCGTTACACCGCTAGCCCTGCTATAATCCGCCGTTTTTCTTAAAAGCCCTGCATAAGCCACACGCTGATCTAACCACTCGCCCGTTGCTAAATAAGGGTCTAACATTTGAGTGATAAAAGTAAGCACTTGATTAACTTCGCTTAATGCTTCGCTAAATAGCCCAATCATTTGTCCGTCTGGCGTTGATGAGCCTAGCTCTAAATTTTCGCCGTAAATCGCCTTAAAGCCATTTTCTAAACGCTCTTTTATGGTCTCTAGCTCATCGATTATTATTCTATTTTCACTCACTCGCATTTATGTATAACCTTTGGCTTTCGTCGTAAATATCTCTATATTGCACCTCAATCGTTGCCCTGCGTTCGTTTGTGTTTATGTTTAAAATTTCTAAACTACTAACGCCCTCGACGCTTAAGATTTGCCTTTTTATTTCATCTCTCATTTTGTCAGTATTAGGATTTTTTGATAAGTAGTTAAACCACCTAACGCCATTTTCAAAATCCAAAAACCAGTCATTGTAAAGGCTTAAAATTTGCGTTTTCACGTTTTGGGCTATTGCAGCACTATCCGCTTTATGTCCTAGTAGCCAGTCGCCCTCGCTATCTATCGCCCTTACTCTCACTTATTGCCCCTTAGTTTGGTTGTGTTGTTATGCCACCACTATCGCCGCCATGTGTATGGTGTTTTAAACTTACGCCACTACCTATCATATCTTTGGCGGTAATTGTGCCACTACTTACGCTATTGCCCTCGACTTGTGAAAAATTGCCAACTAGGTTTTTATTTCCTACTTGCTTGTAGTCGCCCGTTTGTTCTATGTTGCCCTTGATTATGATTTTTCCCTCGGTTAGTTTTAGGTAGGTGCTTTTGCTTAGTGTTCGCATGCAAACGCCGTCTAAATCCACATCTTTAACCGCTAAAGGGCGTGGGCTAAAGCCAGTTAAAAAGAAGCCGTCCGAGTAGTCGTGTAGCCTAAAATCTAGTGGCTCACTTTTTGCCGCACTAGCAAACCAGCCGTCAATACAACGCTCAGCAAATACGCAAAGCCCATGATCGCCCTTTCTTATCGGCGTAGTAATTACAAAATCGCCACCCCTAAAAAATTGCACTGGCACATCGTCTATCGGCGGTAGTGGCACGCTTGCACCGTCACGCTTTAGCTCATTTATCATTAGCTCGACTTGCACCGTATTGTCGCCTGCGTTAAATTTAAGCACCTTAGCAGGTAACGCCGTATGCACCCCTGCCTCAAAGCTTAATAATCCGCTATCAAAAATTTGCGTTAAATTTGGATCGTTCATTTTTTCTCTACTTTGTGAAATTTTCCATTTATTGCGATTAATTCCGTTTGCCACGTATCGTTTAGAAAATCGCCACTATGCGTTAGCTGGGTTATCTTATAATCGCCATCATATTCACTTAGAATTGATTGTATTCGCACGAGCGAGCCGATATTTAGTTTAGGGTTCAATAAGCACGTAACCCTTAGTCCGTCATCGGTCTTTTCTGGACTATTGATTAAGCCAGTTTTTTCACTTAAAACAAAGCCCTCGCTATCGTTTAAAATTTTGTTCTTTGGTAAAATGTTTAAGTTGCCATCTAATATATGCCAGTTAGCATCGTTATTTTTGGCTACGTGCTTTAAATAGTCTTTTATATCACCACTTAGCACCTTACAACGTGGCAAGGCTTTATCTTTTGGCAAATCTACCACGCCTTGCTTTGAGCTTGACATCGCTTTAACGCACATATTGACTACATCACTATCTTTAACGCCAGCTTTTAGTGTCGTATATATTCTAGATTTTGAGTAGTCATTTTGTCCGTCGCCACACTCAATATGTGTTATAAAATCCAAATCATTGCGGCTGGTATAAGCTTGCGTTATTTGCCCAGCAAAAATTAGTCTTGGTTCGTCGTAGCCTGCAAATAATTTTACTTGGTTAAAAATCTTGTTCGCTATTTGGTTGCGGTTGTTGGCGTTTAAGTTGTAAATTTCTATTTTGCTAGTGTTTGGCTCTTCGCTTATCGTCTTTTCAATATTAAAGCTTATGGCGAGATTGTCTATTACTATGCTTTGTTTATTATTGCCTATTTCTAAGCGGTAGCGTCTGCCGTATTGCCTCACGTCCTATCCTTTGCTATCTCACTCATCGCTGCGTTAAACTCTTTTTTATCGACGGCATAAAGCTTCAAGCGTTCGCCTAGCTCGCTAAAATCTACGCAATTAACGCCGCTTTTCGTGGTATCAACTAGCATTAAAACAAAAGGTAGGTTCTTATTAATAAGGCTTGGTGCATTAACCGCTAAGCCCTTGTTAAAAGCCAAAATTTTATTTGTGTTTAGGTCGGTTAAATCAAATTGCCAAACTGCACCAACCTCGTTATATTTAAGGGTTAGCTCTAGTTCCATGCCAAATATGTTAAAATTTTGCGTTTGTTTTAGCTCGGTCGTTGTCATTATTTCGTAAATCAAAATATATCCTTTAAAAGGCTTGTTTTCTTTTGTTTAGGTTCGGTCTTGCCTAAATTTACGGCACTTTTACCACCACTTACTCCAGCATTTAGCCCTTTAGCCGTTTTTGTTTCAACGATAAAAACCTCCTCGAGCGTGAGTGTAACATCAGCGTAAAGGTCGCTTTCAGTAGTTACCTCTATGCTTGTAATTAACATATTCCTATATGTTTTTAGCCCTGTTGTTACGATCAAAAACTCGCCACTCTTTTGCACTTCTAAAAGCTTTTCATATAGGCTTTGTAGTCTATTTTTAGCGGTGCTGTTGTCCTTGTTTTCTTTTCCGTCAGTTAAAAATGGTGCTATTTCGCGTATTTTCTTATCAACGCCAAAAATCCTAGCGTATCGCATTGCCTCGCTCTTTATATGCTTTACATTGTTGTAGAGTTTGTATGCCTTTTGCGTAAAACGATGGGCGGTTTTTATATATGGCAGGTTAAAACGGACTACTTGCATAATCTCGTCACCCCTAGTTAGCGTTGGCGGCTCATAAGCTACTATTTTACCCTTGATTGTTATTTGCTTCGGCTCTAGCACGGCGTGATCTGCCACATTTGCACCGCTTTCAATAGGATTTTTGGTAGTGCGTAGCGTGCTTTTATTGTTTTCTTGCTCGGTTGCGTCTAGTCTAAACGTGCCTATCTTACGGCTTGTTACTTCAATCATTAATAGCCACCTCCCACATTATGATAAGCAGCTGCTAAATTTAATTGATTTTGTTTTTGCATTATGCGCTCAACCATTTCAGGATTTTGGGTTGTTATGTTGTATGTATTTGTTATATCTCCACCATTGTATGTACTCGTTCGATTATTATCTACATGTTGCGTAGGTAAAGCTGCTGTTTTTGCCGCGTCATTACTAAAGCCTAAAAAGTTTTTTGTGCTTTCCCACATGTCTTTGGCAGTCTGCCCTATATCAAAATTTTTAACTGCACTTATAATCGGGGCGATATATTCATCGTATTGTTTTTTTATCCATTTAAACGGCACTTCAAACGCCTTAAGGATAGCGTCGCCTACATCTTTAAAACCTTTTTTTATTAGCTCCCAATCGCCCGTAAAAATGCCATATAACACTTCAAAGAGGGCAATTATCGCATTTACGCTTTCGGTAATAAAATTAACCACAAAATCCCAAACTTCTTTAATCGTTGGTTCAATCTCTTTATATAGCGCTATGGCTTTTTTGCCCCACTCGATACAAGGTTTCCAATAGTCACCGAATAAGCTCTCACCGCCGTCTAAATAGGTCATTAGATCATCAATTAGTAAAATAAGACCGCCTATTAGCATAATTACCCAGCCGATAGGGTTGGTCAAAAACGCCGCTAGCATTGCACGTTTAACGACTGCTAAGATACCAACAAGAATTAATAGCGCCGCTTTCCAGCCGATCGTGCTACTTATCACTTTATTTAAAAATCTAAACGCGTTCGTAAATACTTGCCCCAGCTTCAAAATCCACTTAAAAACATTAGTCAATCCCTCGACCACCAGCGCCTTATTAGCTTTTAGAAAATTGCTAAAACCTTTTAGGCTTTGATTGACGACTGGGATTAATTTTAGTGCCACCTGCGTTGTGATTGATTGCATCGCTGTCTTTGTATCTTGTAGGCGGTCTTGATACTCTTTTGCTTGATCTATTTCGGCTTGGGTTATATCAAATAGTTTATTCTTTTGTTTCGCTAACTCTTGGATGTTTTGCAAAGGCACAGTTAAATAATTTGCTATTAGTCCGCTAGCCGCCGTTGCTGCTGCACCTATTAGCATAAATTTGCTTCTTATATTGCCTAGCTCTTGTTTTAAATTAATAGCTGGCTTTTTCTCGGTTAGTTTTTTTGTTTCTTTCGCTGCTTCTTTTGCTTTTTCGCCGACCTTTTCCTCTGCTTCTGCCACTTCGTGAAAACTAGCAGTGAGCTCCTCGGCTTGCCCTTTAGCTTCCTCACACCACTCTACGCCTTGATTTTTGGCTTGCTCTAGTTTTGCTATTAGCTCGGCATTTCTTTCCATGCCAGCTTTTACGGCGTCGCTTATGGGCTGGGCTGTTTGCTTGGCTAGGCTAGAGATATTTTTTAGCCCTTGTTCTATCTGCTTTATCTTGCCACTATCAACATCAAATCCGATTTTGTAGAGAAATTCATCTAATAGCACTATATATCCTTTTAAGGTGCATATTAGAGTATTTTTGCGTTGATTTTTCGGCTTGTATGTAGAAAATAGAGGGCTAAGCCTTATTGTTTTTCTAAGGCTCGGCGCTCCTCGTTTAGTAGTTCGATAATAACCTCGTGCATTGCTATCGCGTCCTCTAGGTCGTAAATAGTGCGTAGGTCGTTTAGTGTGGCATAACCTTTTATGATAGGTAGCCACACCAAATAATCTATATCAAACTCGCTTTTTACGCCTTGTTTAGGTAGGCTGTTATACCCGCTAAGGATTTTGCCCCAGCGGGTAAGAAGTCTAAAAAATGGTATTTTAACCCCTCTAAAATAAGCTGAGCATAATCGCCTCTGTTGGCGTTAAAATGTGTTTCGGCTTGGCTAACATTTCTTAATAATATTTCGCCACCCTCTGTATTTATCACACTAGCGTATTTTAAAATAAAATTTTCTACGCCACTAAACGCCGCACTGCCTATATTAGCTATTATTTGTCCTACGTCTATATTTACGTCCTCGCCTTGCATCTTGATAGCGTCTTTGGCTAGCCCTAAAAGGCTTTGTAGCTGTGTTTTGGTTTCAAAAAAATTAGCACTTCTTAAAACGTACTTATTTTCGTTTATCATTAGCTCGTATGTTTGCATTAGTTACCAGCTCCATTTTCTAAGCGTTTGCTTATTCTTTCAAAGGCGATTTTAAACTCGGTTGGGTTGTGAGCGTCGCCCCTCTTTAATCCGCCGTCATTTACGAAAAAGCCATTTATTCCGCTTAATTCGTCGCCGTTTAGCGTGTCTTTAAACTCCATTGTCATAGGGCTAAAGCTTTTAAACTCCGTTCTTTGCTGGTTGTAAAGGTCTTGCAAAAATTTACAATCCTCGCTATGTTGTAGAAGTTTTAAAGTTAGCGTGCCACTTTGGTTACAACTGCCCGTAAATACACCTCTACCGCTAGCGCCTATTGTATAAGCCCCTGCGTCCGCTGCGTTTTCTATGCTTATTACATCGCTTCCGTCTGCATAAGCGGTTATTTCGTAGCCGTTTAGTAGTAAAACGATAGTATCATGTTGGTATCTTGCCATTTTAGCCCCTTATCTGTTGTAATTTATCAAAATATCTACGCTATGTATTGCGCCAGCTAGCTTAATAGCCACATTGATAGGCACTGACTTTCTAGCTTCTCGGTCTGCTTGCAGTTGTTCGGTGTAACTAGGGCTAAAAACGTAATAGCCTAAATCCAAATAATCGCCGCTTTCTAGTGTGCCAACTGGATCGCCACGCCATTGTCCTGGAGCAATAAAGCCATTTTTAACAAACTGCTCGCAAACTTGCCTAACCGCTGCTATTAGCCTTACTTGTCCTTTATCGGTTTGTGGCACTTTTTTAGCGCCTTTAAGCACATTAAAGACGGCTATTTGTGTGCGGTTGTTGAAAGCGTCAAGTCCTACGGTTTCGTCGATAAATTTACCGCCTAAAGCCACACCCTCGGCTATCATGCTTACGCCGTCATAGTCGGTGTAATAATTTACGCCTAATTTGTCGCACTTCTCGGCTAAATTTAGCGTGATTGTTTCATCGGTTCCAGCCGTTTTTAGGTTTTTAAATTTCATTGTTTGGGCTGTATTGCTGCCCTCCCAATTAGTGCTTAATGCTTTTGCTAGCAATTCAGCACCTGCGTGCTCGTCGCCAGTGTTATTATATGTTGCAAAAAAGCGACCGCTGTCTTTATCGGCTATCTTTTTTATCACGTTCGTATTTATGCTTTCAAGCTGTGCTTTACGTGTGATCGTATAGCCTGCAACGCTTGGGTTTTGTGCTGATGTGATCCACTCGTTAAGCTCTGCTACTTCCTCGTCTGCTAAAATAGCTGACGAATAAACGCCGTAAAAGCCTTGTGTTGCGTTGAATAATTTATCTAGCGCCTCGCTTAGGCTCTCTTTTTTCTGCGTTACGCTATCTTTGCCTACATAAATATCACTCTTGCCACTAACTAGGTTTAAAAGCACGCCTACAAAGTCGCCGCTATCGACTTTCTCAAAATACCCCAGCCTTGTGTTGTCATTTTTGCCAGCCGTTGCCGCTCTAATTATGAAGCGGTTGCCCTCTGCGTCATATACCGCCTTTATTCCGTCTTTACTAATCGCCGCTGTTAGTTTTGTAGCCACCGCCTCAAAATCTACACACGAGCTAAAATCCAAAGCCGTATAAACCTTATCCGCGCCGCCTACGTTTAGCTTAAAGCTTCCGCTTGTGATAGCCTTTAATTTATTAATGCCTACGTTTAGCGCCGAGCCTCTTAGTTCGTTTGCCGTTGCTTGGGTTGTTTTGTTCTCTTTTACCCACTTAGCAACGATTGCCTTTTTAACACCGCTTACGCTAAAAATAGCTTTAGCGGCTTTAGTTGCTCTGCTCTCACTGCCAAAATTTAGCGCGGCGTCATTTGCACTAGCGATACTTACAAATCTTGTATTCACATCATCGTAAGCCTCGCACCAATCATCGCTTAGAATAGCGATCACGCTAAAATCTCTATTCTTTGCTATTTGCCCTTGTTCGTTTAGCTGGATATTTACTATCCGTTTTATGGTTAAACTCATCTATTTACCTTTATGCCAAAATCTGCCGTTTTAATCTCGGCTGTTTTTATCTCGTTTTGAGAAACTTCCACTCTATTTATATAGCTTAGTGTTAAATCTATACTAGCTCGCTCCTCTACGCCACCGCCTACTATTTGGCTTAAGTTTCTAATAGGGCTAATCGTTACTAACCCTAGCCCTAAAACCTTAAGTTCTTTTAAGCACTCACTAGAATAAAAAAGGGTGTTTAATTTTTCGATGATGAAGTTTGCGTTTTTGCCAAAAGCATTTACGCTAACTACGGCTTCACGCGTTGAAGTGATAACCTCTTTCTCGCCCTCGATAAATTTATATTCTCGTCCTTTTTGCGTGCTAGTCAATAAATGCAATGTTAAATAAGCCGCCTTATCATTTAGCGTTTTGGAGTAGCTGTCACGTACTAGGCTTTCATCTACGTTCAAAGCCTTGGCTATCAAAACTTTCAAGCCCGTCAAATCTAACGCCTGCAAAGTTTTTGTATCCATATTCGCTCCAATCTTGCATATTGATAATGCGGTAATTTACGCCTTTATAAGTGATCACATCTTGCAAATTTAGGTTAAATTTTGTATCTATCCTAACCGCTTCTTTGTATCTTTCCCCCTCTGGCAACCTTTGCATTTCATCGTTGCTTAAAAACTGCACCACCGCCTTAAACTCGTCATCGCCTCTTTTTATAACTTGACAAAAATCGCTATCCTCTATTAGCTCGCTAACGTTTATCATTTTCTGACCTCGTAAGTGATAGAATTTAGCAACTGCCCTGTATCAATTAAAGGCTTTGAGCTTTTTTTACGTTTAATCGTGGCTGGTTTTAAAGCTGGGCTTATGCCGTTAGTTACTGCCTCTTTGCTTATCCCTTTGGCTTCCTCGCCTACGTATCCTAGCGCTGCCTCTAGCGATATTTCGCCTGCGATAAATTTTCCTATTGCGGTTTTTGCCAAATTAGCCACCGCTTCAGCATTGTTTATCAAAGGCTTACGCAAAAATGAGCGCTCTGGGATATTGTGAGCGGGGCTGCCAAATTCGTGTATCATAGCTAGGTCTGCGTTGGTTAGCTCGTCGCTTCTAGCGTTGCTTTTAGCGGTTACGCCTACCACCACGCTAAGACCTTTCAACTCGGCTATCTTGCCCTCTAGTTTTTCGATCATCTAACTAGCCCAAAATGTGGAGTAACTAGCTTTTTAAGCTCTAGGTAGCGTTGCCCGTATTTAGTTAAATAGTAGCTTCCGCTTTCGCTCTCAAAGCCAGTTTTGCCACTTGTATAACTTACGCTTAGACTACCTACGGCTTTACTACCTATTTCACGCAATGGCTGAGGGCTAGTTGTCGCTTCCGTGTTTAAAGCCCCCTGCATCGCCAAAATATGAGCCGCTAAGTGTAAAACGCCGACCTCGTAAAAACGCCCCCAAATTTTCTCGGTAACTTGTAGCTTTGCCTCGTCTAAACTTAGCTCTATACGTGTTTCATCTACCGCTTTAAACTCAGGGAATTTATTTAAAAAATCGGCTGCCGTCATTGTTAAGCCTTGTAATTTACATAAGCCACTTTGTCAAGCTGACGAATTAATGTACCCGTAAATTTAGCTTTAACGGCGATTTCCCAGCTTAGCACGCTTCTTTGAAATGGTGGCATTGCCGTTGGCGATAAGGCCCAGTCAGTGCTTAGCACGTCCTCGCTCTTTGTATATACAACGGCTCTATTTTTGCCCTTGCCACCGCCTAAGCCTTGTGCGAAGCCTAGAGGTATGCCAACGATATTAACATCGACACCCGTGCTTTGTGATAGTGCCTCTTTAATAGCAGTTAGTGCATTTACACCACCATTTACCGCGCCAATAGAGTTGTCATATTTGCTAGCTAGCGCCATAAGGTCTTTGCTGTCAATAGCGATCGTATTAGGTATTAATAGACCGCCGTTTTGCTCGTAGCCAAACTCAATTAGTGACAAAAAAAATGCTCTAGCTTCTGCACCAGTCATTGCACTAATAGCTGCGCCAGCTGTTAGGTCTTTTGCTTTTACGCTAGTGTTGTTTAGTAAGCCTTGCACTGCTGGCAATTTAGTGTGACCGACAAGCGCTGTTTTTTGCATTGTAAGAAGTGCTACACGCTCAAGGTTGCTAAGTTTTGCTGTGTCTAGCTCAATTTCTAGCCTTTTAGCTCTAGCTACTGCTTCACTAGTATATACCGCTGATTTAGCCCAGCTTAGGTATAGACCTTTTTTAGCTGTAATGTTTAAATCCTCGGTTTCTAGTGACGTTGTGTTTTCGTCAATTAAGCCGTTTTCTAAATCTTGAGTACCCTCAATCTCGCCATAATCTAGTGCGTCTATGCTCTCGTCGCCTTTTTGTGTAATAGGCACAAAATTAGCTAGTTGCACTTCTGGATATTCACGCTCTTTAAAG